TAGACGCAGCCCTTGTTCAGGATCGAGAAATCGATCCCGGACTTCACGCCCGTGTCGCCGACCTCGAGATCGCGCGCCAGCGAGTGTGAGAACACCGAGACGCCGGCGAACACGTTGTCGGACGCGGTCAGCTTGAGCACTCCGGCATCACCGGTGCCCTGCTGGACCATCACACCAAACGGGATCTCCGCCGACACTTCTTCGTTGATTACAGGCAGGCAATCCTTGGCTCGGGTGCTGTTCGCAAGTAAGCCAGCGATTCCAGCATCCATAAGAGAAGGCACTGTAGTCTGCATTGTGTAAAGTGTAGCGTTAGCGCACCTACTTGCAACTGCTGCACCAATCACTAACTTGATGGACGTACGTCTACGCAGACAATTAGCTTGCATTTCTTACAAGTTAAGCGTCGAGGCTCTGCGGTCCAATGAGCACCGCGTTTGCGTCCACATGCGGTCTCCTGAGGTTTTCTAAGTGACGTTGCATGCACTAGTTTTCCACCGGGTGCCTTGATAGGCGTATACTCGATCGCGGCGGCTTTGTACTCGTCCTGTGCCGCTTCAAACTCCTCGTCGTCAGCCATGTAGAAACAGTACCACGAGCACTAACGCAAAGTATGAGTTATGCTTGCCGACATGGCTGATTGCGCTCACATTATATGCGGATCGAGCGCCTCGTGCGTTATCTCGGCGAGTATGCCGCTTGTCAACACGACTCAGACCGTTCGCGCCGCTTCGTGGGCTCCGCGCTGGCGCGCTGATAGCTGGGCTAACCTCTCGACAGGGATCGGTACACCAGCAGACAAGCGTACCGGCGGCTATCTCGTGCTCGATGTGGTTACGGACATAGAAGCACGTCAACTTTGGCGCGGTAACGATCTCGCGAAGCGAATTATTGAGACTCAACCCAAGGATGAGATCCGTCGTGGGTTCGACCTCAAGATGGGTGACAAGGAGCGCGCGGAGAAAATCCTCTCTGCGCTCGAGGAGATCCCCGGACCTTCCTTCGTTGGCAAAGGAATGAAGGCCTCGTTTATTCGCGCGCGCATGTTTGAGCGAGCCTACGGCGGCTCGGCGATCTTCCCGGTGATTAACGACTCGGAGGGATCACTTGCCACGCCACTTAACGAGAAAGCAATCACCAAGATCGAGCGGCTGCGCGTCTTCGAACCCCGTGAGCTCCGTCCGTTCAGAAGGTACCCGGCTGACAGCCCCAAGTCCGGCGAAATCGAGACCTACCAGGTCATGCCGATTAACGGCTCAACTAACGGGCATACTGCGGTTGTCGAGATACACGAGACACGTTTGATCATCTTCCCGGGGGTGCGCGTGTCCGCTGAAGATCTAGTAGGCACGTGCTATGGTTGGGGAGATGGTTGCCTAACCCCGGTACGTGGTGTGCTCAATGATTTTGAGCTCACGTTCGGCTCGGCCGCGAACCTTATGCAAGACTTCGCGCAGGCCGTGCTCAAGCTCGACGGCCTCGCCGAGGTACTCGGCGTCGACGGCCAGAACGAGGCGACGAGTCGCCTAAGTGAAATGAACCGCTGGCGCTCGGCACTACGTGCATTGGTCCTAGATAGCAAGGACACCTTCGAACGCGTCACAACGCCGCTCACAGGTATGGCTGAGATGCTGGATCGATTTATGTTTCGCATGGCCGCCGCAGCGGAGATGCCTGTCTCAAAGCTAATGGGTATGGCACCGGCGGGACTCAATGCTACCGGGGAGTCAGATATCTCAAACTGGGATGATGTAGTCGCAAGCGGTCAGCTCCATATCACACCAATGCTCGAGCGACTAATTCAACTCTTCCTCTTATCAGAGGAGGGTGGTCGAAATGAACCAGACGTGTGGTCGGTCGAGTTTTTTCCTCTTCGACAGCCGAACATGACCGAGACTGCGCAAGCGCGCGCAACGCAATCCCAGACAGATAAAAATTATATTGATGCTGGCGTTTTATCACCAGAGGAAGTTGCGTTTGCGCGGTTTGGTGGCGATACGTACTCCTTCGAAACAATCATCGATTTCGAGGAGCGTGATGCAATGGTTATCGCGGCGAACGCTGACCCCACTAATGTGACAGAAGTAGCGAATGTTGACCCTGCCAATGCATCATTGCGATGAACACACCTCGCATCATCCGTCGTGTTGTGCCGCCCACACGTCGCGTTCGGCACGATACTACGAACGCGCGCGCCGCGCGCACGGTGCGCCACATTCGCCTTATGCGTGTCGCGGGTCTCGTGGGTAAGAAGCGACGCGGTCGACTACCCAAGCAGCTGATTCCGACCACGATCGAGCGCGAGTACGCGAACGCCCTCGCACGGTACGCGGAGATCGTGCGCAAGGCGTTCGGGCCGTTCCTCGCCGAGCTCCCCGCGCTCATGGAGTCCGCGAACCGCGATCGCACGGCCGCGCTCAAGACCGACGCCGGCGAGGGCCGCCGGATTCGCGAGCTTATCGAGCAAGCCCAGACCAACATCCGATCGTCCATCACGACCGGCGACCTCGAGAAGCTCGCGGTCGCGTTCGCCGAGCGGACGGCGACCTGGCAGCGCAAGGAGATGAGCAAACAGGTGACCGCCGCGCTCGGCGCTGACGTGTTCCTCGCGGACCGCCAGCTGAAGCCCCTGACCGAGGCTTTCGTCAACGCGAACGTCGGGCTCATCAAGAACATCGGCGACAAGACCGCCTTCGACGTGGAGGCCGCGACGATGCGCGCGATCCAGGCGGGCACGCTCCACGGTGATCTCACCAAGGAGCTCGAGGCGCGGTTCGATTTCAACGAGAGCCGCGCGGCGCTGATCGCTCGCGACCAGATTGGAAAAGCGTACGGCCAGATCAACGCCGCGCGGCACCGCGAGCTCGGCGTCGATCGGTTCATCTGGCGGACGGTCGGCGACGAGCGTGTGCGCGACGATCACTCCGATCGTGACGGCGTGGAGTACAGCTACAACGACCCGCCAGAGGGCGAGCTCCCCGGCGAGCCGATCAACTGTCGTTGCTACGCCGACCCCGTGTTCGACACGTTCGAGGACGCGGCCACCGAAGCTGCCGACGAGACATCGTCGACACGGGCCTGATCACCAAAGACCAGGACAAGCTCCGACGTAAGTGCTAGTGATCGTGGGCGCGCGCAACCCCGGAGCGTGTCCGGCAGATCTCGATCACCGCGAGCGGACCGGGGTTGCGCTTGACGAGCGTCTTCGCGCTGGCGATCAGGCCCTGGCGGGCGAGCTTGCCTGCGAGGTCCACGGCCTTGGTATCGGTCTTCTTCTGCATGGTAGTATGGTACGACCGTTTCGTAGTTTCGTCAACAGAAAAAAGAAACTATTACCACACAACCGGCGAAACCAGATAACCCGCTCGTACCCGAACCGCCGGCAAGCCCGGCCGAACTAGGGATTATGCCGACGACGCTAGACCCAATCCAGATCCGCGACGCACTGCTTGAGTCGATGCGTACCGCGAACGAGGCACGCAAGTTAGCGGGCAAGAGCTATGCTGACGATGGTCTGCTACGCGAACTCGCGAACAACGCGAGCTTTGCACTTTCGGGTGGTGCGTCGATCCAATTCTTAGACGAGGCTTAAATTAGACGGTCGAACCAGGATCGGTTTCTTGCCGCATGCGCGTTAGCGTGGCAGTTCCGTCCCCAACCGCACGAAGTGTCGCTAGATATGCACCTTGCGCAAAGCCACCACTAATAAACACGACCTCGTTAGGACCGACGTACATCGATAGCGAACCGGCTGTCGCCACAACATCACTCGCGCCCTGTTTGATGTAGCTAGCGACGGTACCGACATAACGCCAAATCTCGTCGGGTTCCATCACGATGGCGAAAGCAGTCGAGGTCGAATCTACGGCAATAAACTCAGACGTCGAGATCTCTGGCGTCAGGACCATGTAAGCAGTATGACTGAATCTGCGATAGTACGCAAACCATCATGACCGACCTGACATATCAGATTCTAAACCACGGACGAGCTCGAGCAGATCCTCTGGTTGTCCGTAATACCAACGTCTCGCAGCCTCAACGATTTGTTCTGATTGTTGTAGGCGTTCAAGTACTCTTGCTGTTGTATCCGCGATGCTACTGACAGCCTTTTGGGCAGTACTCACTTGTGCGTGGAGATCGAGGACCTGGCGCACTAGCATGTCACGCTGATCGGACAGTGCCTCGGCTTCCGTCTGCAGCATCTCAACTATGTTCAAATAGTGTTGACGCTCCTCTAGAAGCTCGCGATAACTAACATCGGTGTCCATATTTAACCCTTCAAATTAGGTAAGGGCATCATCACACGTGTATTAGGTGTATCAAAGCTCGATAGGGTAGAGGTATCGTTGGAGCTAATCACGACAAAGACTGCTCCACCTTGGACGGTATCGCGATTGGTTAGCCCAGTGCCAGAAAACTTGGCGGTTAACAATCCACCAAACTCTAAAATAACATCAGTATAGTACTTGCCTACTGTCTCGCGTTGGATCTCGCGACCCGAATAGACCCGCTCACGACCGCTAACTCCGATTGTTGCGCTGACTGACAACGGGTCAAATAGATTGCGTTCGCCGTTTCTGAATTCGGCCGAGAACCGTACGGAATCACCCACACGGAAGCCAATCATCACAAAACCCTAGCATGAACAGTGACGCTCGCTATCAACGCAGCCCTTACTACTACGGCGCTACGAAGTTCAGCAGTTACATGTACCGATCCCCGATGTGTTGTAGGACCCACTGCGGGTAATGGTATTGATCGTGCACGCACATGTGGTATTTCGACTTCAACGGTTTCGACGGTACCGGTTGCCGCGTCCGTTTGAGCCGATGACGTCGTGGCGATCGTCCCGGTAACCTCGACGGTACCGGTTGCCGCGTCCGTTTGAGC